GCTTCTATGGATAATGGTGAATCAATTACAGTTGCAGTTATTACAAAACAAAATGCAACAGCATATTATGCAAGCACTATTCAAGTTGATGGATCTGGAGTAACGCCAGTTTGGCAAGGTGGCGCAGCCCCTACAGGTGGAAACTCTACGTCAAATGATGTTTATACATTTACAGCTATTAAAACAGCTTCTTCTACTTTTACAGTGTTAGCAGCGCAAACGCAGTTTGCATAATAGGAGGATATTAGAAAGATGCCAATTTTAGGATCATTAGGAGGCGGAGCAGCAAAAGGTTTTGGTTTTTCAGGAGGAAAAAAAAATCAAATTGCTTTTGATTATTTAGTTCTTGCTGGAGGTGGTTCAGGCGGTTCACAAGCATATGGAGCAGGCGGCGCAGGCGCAGGCGGATATAGAACTTCTTTTCCAGGTGGTACAAAAATAACTTTAGAAACAGGAATAAATAATATTACAGTAGGTGCTGGCGGAGCACGAGTTGAGGGTACTACAGGTAATAACGGAGATGATTCATCAGTTGTAGGAGTAGATTTTACAATAACATCATCTGGCGGCGGTGCAGGTGCGGGCGGTTCGTATGAAAGTACAAATCCTGATAATACTAGAGTACCAGGAGGTTCAGGAGGAGGTGCTGGTTTAAATGCTCCACCTTATACACCACCAGTTCTGCCTACTGGCACTGGAATAGGAAATAAAGGTGGTTATTCTCCACCAGAAGGAAATCCAGGAGGACAACCATCAAGAAATACTCCAACAGCACATCCAGGCGTACCAGATGGCGGAGGTGGAGGAGGAGCTGGTTCAGCAGGAAATCCAGGAATATCAACCCCATCACCTGTAGGTGCTGGTCCAGGAGGTCCAGGTGGATCAGGTGCACCAAATACAATTTATCCAAGTTATCCAGGAGGAACAACTTTTGCTGGCGGAGGAGGTGGAGACGCTTGGAATTCAGGAGCTGGTATTGGTGGCCCTGGTGGCGGAGGTAATTCTGGTATTGGTGGCCAACCTACTAATGGAGTAGATGGTTTAGGCGGCGGTGGCGGCGGTGGCCACGGAACTGGTCCAAGATATGCTGGAGCAGGCGGAGACGGTGTAGTTATTTTAAGAGCACCATCAGAGTTTGGGCCGTTAATAACAGTTTCACCAGGAACAAATACAAAAACAACAGAACCAGTATCAGGTGATACTATTTGTACATTTACAGTAACTGGTACTCTAGCGATTGAATAATTATGAAAAAATATTTTGCTGAAATTAATCCAAATAATATAGTGCAACGTGTTGTAGTTGCTGAAAAAGTAGAAGATATTAAATTATCTAATCAAGAAAATTATTTGATAGAATGTTCTAAAGATGGTTCAATAAGAAAAAATGGGGCTGCTTATGGATTTACTTATGATTCCAATAGAGATGCTTTTATTACACCAAAACCTTTTAATTCTTGGATATTAAATGAAACAACTTGTAAATGGGAAGCTCCTGTTTCTTACCCTGAAACTTATAATACATCTGATAAATACCCTGATTTTTTAAGACAACCTGATGTTTATAAATGGGATGAAAATATTCAAAATTGGGTATTTGTTGAATTTTAATTTAAACATTATCAATAAACTTTTTAAACTCAGCTCTTAATTTTGCTAAACGAGTTGCATAATTTTCATTAATTTCAACTAAGGTTTCAATGTGTAATTTTAATTTTTCATTTTCTTCTCTTAAATTTTTATTTAAACCAACTTCTCCTTTTTTAACCATTTTTTCCATTATTAATTGATCTTCCAATTCTTTTAACATTTCATCTTTAGTTTTCATTTTTTCTCCTTATTTTTTTAAAAATAAATCTTCTTTTGGTAATCCTAAATGAATTCTACCATCAAATAAATTATTTTTTGCATTTTTAGTTTTTAAATTATTGTAGTGTAAAAAAACTTGTCCACATTGTTTTCCTTTTAATGGTTCTCTCCAATGCTCTAGTTCCATACCTCTATACACTAACATATCACCAGGTTTTAAATCTATTTTAATTCCTTTAACATTGCTAGAAGCCGTTATTCCTTTTTTTAAATTGGGGATACCTACATTTTCTTTTGGACTTAAATATATAGGCCAAGGATCACCACCTAAATTTAATGTTGTAGATATCTCACAACTAAATCTATCTTTATGTCTTTTTAAGACATCTCCACTTTTATATAATCTTGCATAAGCATAATTAGGTGAAAGTTTTAATTTAGTAATTTTTTCCATATGAGAAAGACAAGTTACCAGTAAGGTTTCCATTAAGATATCTCCATACATTGAATAAGTATTTGGTATTTGATCATCTTTCCAAGTACCCCATTCTGAAGAATCTAATGGAACATATCCGTGTTTAAAAAAAGAATGTGCAACTTGTCTTTTTAATATAAAATAATTATATATAAACTCAGCTACATCTGGTGCTAAAACTGATTTAGCAATAACATATTTATTTTTTGTGAAATTCATTTTTTTACATTAACTCCTATTTTTATATATTTTAATTTATTGTTTTTTTTAATTGACCATTCTAAATAAGATGGAAAAAAAAATAAACTTCCTTTAATTGGTTTATAACTTATTTCTTCATTCGCAGCAGTATTTAAAATTGGGTTTTTAATTGGTAAAAATTTTTTATTTATTATTGGATTTTTAAAAATTAATAAAGGACTTTTTGTTGGACATTTTATAAAATATAAACAAGTAATATAATTATTTTTATTTAAATCATCTAAACTCAAATAATATTTACTTAAATCATAGCCCATATTTTCTAAAATAAGTTTAGCTGATTTAGTTATTTTATCTTTAAAATTTTTATCTTTATTGTAAAAAGAATTACTTTTATTTAACCATTCTTTATAAATAGTTGAATATATAAAAGTTGGAAAGAAACTTATGAAATCTAATTTGATCATTTATTTATAAGGATATCCGATATTCCAAATAACTAAAGAATATCTAGTTCCTTTAGTTACAGGTGTAACTCTGTGCCAAACAAAAGATGGAAATATTACAATAGAACCTTGTTCTAGTATTTCTTTACATATAAAGAATTTTTCTTTTTTTGCTGGTGATTTATTTCTAGTTGCAAATTCTAACCTACCGCCTTTATATTCTTTCGCATCATTTAAAGAAATAGTAACTGATAATTTTCTAATCTTTCCATTACTATTATCATTTGTTTTATATGGTTCAACTTCACTATCTGCGTGCCAATCATAAAATTGACCTTTAGTATATTTTGTAAATTGACAAGTTTCTGATTTATCCCATTGAAAATTCCAACCAGCTTTCTCATTTGCTGATCGTATATAAGGATGAACAGCTCTATAAATCCAAGCTTGTGACAACCAAGCTATATTTGAATTCCTAGTTTTTTTTAATTTTTTTAAATCAGAATTATCTAAAGGATAACGTATTGGATCAACACTATCTACCGAACCAATTACACCTAAATCATTTTTAGATGATAAACCTAGATTTATCACGTCTTCACAAAATTTTTTATTAAAAGCTTTTTTAAAATAGTAGTAATAATTCTTTAGTAACATTTGTTTATTTCTTTATTTTATTATATACGTTATATAGCATAAAGAAATATTAAAAGCAATATGAAAATAGCTGTTTTAGGATCAGGAACTGTTGGCGTTATGTCCGTCTGTCATTTTTTAAAGTATTTACCAGAAGCTGAAATAACTTGTATATATAATCCAGATAAAAATATACTTGGAATAGGTGAAAGTAGTAATGTTCAGTTACCAGCTTTATTGTGGCATTCTGTTAATTTTAATGTTTTTATTGATTCCAAAGAACTTAGTTCAACAATTAAATTAGGAGTACTTTATAAAAATCGTTTTAAAATTTTGCACAAAGAAATAAAAGAATTAATACAATTTAAAGATAAAGTTAAAATTTGTTTTAATGAAGATAAAAAAGAATATGATTACGTTATAGATTGTAGAGGTTATCCTGAAGATTATTCTAATTATCATATGTGTACATCGCTTCCTTTAAATAGATGTTTTGTAAATATGATACCAGAACCAGGTAACTTTAGTTATACATATCATTATGCTCATAAAAATGGTTGGATGTTTGGTATACCTTTGACTCATAGACAAGGCTGGGGTTATTTATTTAATGATCAAATAACTTCAGAACAAGAAGCTATTGATGACATTAATGAAATTTTTAAATCAAATAAAAAGAAAAAAGATCTAAGAAATTTTAAATTTAAACCATATAGAACTAAAAAATTTTTAGAAGGTAGGATAATTAAAAATGGAAATAGGGCTATTTTTTATGAGCCTATGGAAGCATTATCTGGAGTTTATTATGATATAATAAATAGATCACTGTTTGATCACATTAAAGATGGAGTGTCTGAACCTTATGTTAATGAATATTTGGATTTATTAGCACAAAGATATGAAAATTTTATTTGTTATGTTTATAACCAAGGCTCTATTTATAAAACTAAATTTTGGAAACAAGTTAAAAAATCAACAGATAAACATTTAAAAAATAATCAATTATGGGAAGAAACTTTAAATAGTTTAAAAGAAACAAAAGAAGATACCACGACAACTTGGCCTTTTGCAAAAAAATCTTGGAAAATATTAAAGGATAATTTTAAATGCTAGTTGATTCATTACACGCAGTTCCTGTTGCAAGAATAGAATTACCTAATTTTATTTCAAATAAAGAATTAAAAATTCTAAAATCTTTAGAACGTCATTATCATAAAGATAAGGTTAATATTTCTAAAGATATATTTATTTTAAATAATAAAAAATTAAAATCATTAAAAGAAAAATTTGATAAACAAGCTAATTATTATATGAAAAATGTTCTAAAATTAGATAATGAAATATATGCGTGTCAAAGTTGGACAGCAAAATCAAGTCCTGGAGTTGCACATCATTTACACGCACATAAAGGTTGTTTATTTAGTTGTGTATATTACATTTATGGAGAGTGCAAAATTCATTTTAATTTTGTAAGAAGTAGAATACACGAAGTTATGAATCTTAGTTTTGATGTAATTGAATATAATACATTTAACGGTAGTACACATTGGTACGATACATATCCTGGTTTATTAATTATATTTCCCTCTAACATTTTACACGAAAGCGAAATAACTCAGTCAGATAAATTTTTGATAGGTGCTAATTATTTTGTAAAAGGAGTTATTGGAAAAACTGACCATAAAGTAGATTCAATCAAAATTAAACCTTATTAATGTCTAATATATTAAATAGATTTTCTAATTATTTAACAGCCATAGAATACCCTAAATCAAAAACATCTTGGAATATTGCAGGTATATTAAAAGACAGGAATGCATATTATAAATATGATGTTAGAGATATGTTTAAACTTCCTGACGGTACATCAGCTCAAAAAGGTAAATTAGATTCTAAAGCCGATAAAATGGTTTTAGAAATGGATGATAAATGGGTTATATTAGATTTAGAAGAACTTCATCAATACATAAAGAAAAATAAACTAAA